GCTATACAGCGTGCCAGCCGTCGAGCTTTGCGTGTTAACCGCACCAGTGCCAGTAACCAAGAAGCATCCACCGACCGTTCCGCCAGCGCCAGTGATGGTGTACGTAATGCCAGTGGCGGTAGACGTAGTAACGTTAGACGGAGTAGTACCTGTCGAGGAAGACGCTGCAAACACTGCGGTACCGCGAACAGCGGAGCCGCCAACCGTATACGCAGTGAACTCAGTCCAACCGCCATGCGATGTCATCGTATCTGTAGCGGCGTAAGTACCAGTCCCAGAAATAAGACCGAGATACGGTCCTACTGTCGTGTACGTGCCCGTAGTCCTAAGCAGCGTGTCCAGCATAAGTTGTTTGCCAATAGCAACAACCAAATTAGGGAATTCTTCTTCCCATTTCAGATTACCATCAGCGTCATGGCAAACTACACTGTATTTACCGTGGATGCCCAGCGTCTCATTATTAGCCGCCGAAGTTTGCAGCGTGATTTCGGCGCGATCGCCAGACCCGGTTAGTTCTTTTCGCATGATGACTCCTAAGAAATGCGGATGACCGCGCTAGTTGAATTGTTTGCTGGAAACGTAATAGGAAACGTACCTGCCGGAGACGTGGTTTTAATTCCGCCAAAACTTAACACGCATATTGATGCGCCAGTACCAGCATTGTATATTAGTGCGCCAGAAGCTGTAAAGTTAGAGGTTGTCCATGATACGTCTTGAAACGAAACGTATGCCGTATTGGTAGAAGCGTCCGAGCTAGGGCCAATAACTATAAGCGTTTTACCGCCCGCTGTATACCCAGCGCCAGTAATCTCACCTTGGCTTGTATATGCTGTCGTAGTGCTATCAATAGTAGCGGCAGGTGTATACAGCGCAATCTTGTATGAGCCGGTAGAAAAGTCCTCAACACCGAGAAACAAATTATATTTGAACTGCGTAGTAAGCGTCTGTTGAATAGCCATTACGCGCTCACTTTCACGCGAGCTTGACCGTCACGATACGTGTCTCCGCGCTCCATACCTGCACCAAGGCGAGTTAACGCTTGCAGCGCCTCTTGATATTTTTGTTCATAGTATGTAACTAAATCTTGCTCTTGCTTCATAAACAGCATGGCTTCGCGCATCACACCATAAAACAATACCGGATCAAAATTATCGCCCAGCCAGCTTGTTCCCGTATCATTTGAAACTACTGCAACGGTAACCGAAAACCCAGAACCTGAGTTGCCGATCGACGCGGACAGAACGTCGCCTACTACATAAAAATTACCGCCAAATTTGAGGGTCACCTCGGTGACCCGCTGACCCGAAACTACAATATCTGCGTACGCACCGCTGCCAGACCCGCCAGTAAGCGGTACATTCTGATACACACCGTTAGTGTAAAGCGATCCAGCAACCAAAGTGTCATGTGCAGTTATCTGCCCTTGCACAATAGTCGGAGGGTAGTAGAAATAGTGCATTTCTACGCTGTAATTTTGGTCAGGCGTAGGACCAAGTAGTAGCGACATGCTGTTGATGCTGCCGTAGGTTGATCCAAAAAGGGCGTAGTATTTTGGCAGCCCAGTAGTCGTTGGCGACGGATACGCCTCTCGAATAAAATTCACGTCCTTGTTTAGGAGATAGTTATAGCTGCCCGAAGCGTCTACTACAGAGAGCGAATAACTAGCAAGCCAGTCAGAAGGCAAGCTTAAATACGCGATATCCGCTGTTACACTGCCGGTAACGTTTTTGCGTAATGATGGAATTTGAACCGAGTTGTAGATGCGAGTTTCGGCCTCCTGTACAAATACAGGAATATTAGCTACAAAGAGCTGTTCGGTGTTTTCAGTGTACGCCTGAACAGCGTTCCAAAGCTCTTCGTAGTTCATACGTTAGCCCATCTTACCGCTGATCTTTTTGCCTTTGGTAGCCGCACCGAAACCGCGCATCACGCCGACGCCGTACGGATTTTGACCTTTAACGTTACCTTTGCTAGTACCAGCAACAGAGATATTAAATTCGCCCAGCGGATTGCCCGGCAGGCTAAAATCAGTCTCTTTAGCTGCATAGCTACTAGGGACGGGCATCGGCTGTTTATATTCGCCAATGTCATCTCCACCACCAGCAGGGTACTCAAAGCCAGTATGCGCACTGGCGGGCTTGTTATCTTTAGCCATGATTAGCCTTTCTTTTGGGCCGCGATTTTAGCAAGGTTACGGCCCATAGTTTTCATATCCGCGTTGCGCTTGCCGCCCTTGCTACCTTTGCTAGCGGGGCCAGTCTCGATGCCCTTGATGGGGCCATCGTCACCCAGATTCTTACCTTTGGTCTTGCCGCTCTTAGTAACGCCGTCTGCCGCAGATTTATACGCCATTTTATGTCTCCTATCCAACCGTAACTGAATTAACTAGACCCTTGGCGACCAAATCGTTGGGGGTCAAACCAGCATCATTATATCCTGCGCCGCCTACCGGTGCCCAGCCCCATTGGAAGACTCGACTACCAAGCTCAGGATACCCAAAACCAAGCGTGTTCGTTCCACCTGTCAACGTGATGTTCAACCCGCTTTGGCCTGATACTTGGTAGCTTACATCAGGGCGAGGCTGACGTATAGCTTGAGGGTCATTAACCGGGTACATACCAAGCTGCAACTGCGGGTGATCTGAATTCCAGCACGACTTACACACTTTAATCTGATACGGCTTGGTCTTTTTCGTTTCCATCCGTAGTTCAGATAGTTTATATCTAAACCCGCATCTATCGCATTCTGCGATTGCGTGCTTGCCTGATGCGAATTTATTTGGCATCGCTTACCTCACCGGTAATAGCTCATGTTCCGGGGGACCATGCGAACCGACGCCTTTTCCCTATCTTCGTCCGCCGCAGTCTGCCAAGTCTCGTCGTACGCCGCCTTCAGTCCCATAACCCGTTGTGGGTCCACGCCTTCCAGCTTCATACTCAAATGGTACGCCAGACCAGCTACCATAGCCGGGATAAGCCGGAACGGGATATCTTGCGTATTCACGCCATCGCCAGCGTCTTGCATACGGCGCATACGGTAATACACAAACGTGTATTGGTTGCCCGGAGCATTTGGCGTAGGCCACACATTGATGCTCGGAAGGCGGTTTACGTAAACCGACGCGCCGGAAAGATGTGACGCGGCTGAGGTACTATTTTGCCCCCGCCAAGCGTTTAGAATCTGATTTCCGACAATATTCTGATAGCCGATGGTCTCGTTGTCGATATTCACAAAACCCACCGTAGGCAGGCCGGAAGTCGAAGACAGCGTGATCGTAGTATCCGTTGCGGAGATAGCTCCGCTAAGCGTTGCCTGTGGGATAGCCGCAACACCACCGGTTTGCCGATTTACATAAACTTGGATAGGGCGGCCAGTCGTGTTTTTATTCGGGATGGTGCTGTAGGTAGATTCGCTAATGCGCGTGATATTGATGTCGATCTGGTTGTTAGCCTGTCCGTTATTCTGGCGCGTTACCATATCCAGCAAATCAATCGTGTCTACCGGAAGCGGGTAAATAGCTTGGCCCGTATTCATCACCAGCTGACCTTGGTCTACCGTCCAAAGATTTATCCCTTTGTTCGCCCATTCAATCGTAAGCAGGTTAATGGATCGCCGCGCCGTACGAAAATCATAACCTGATCGGAGCTGCTTACCGCAACGCTCAAATGCCTCTTCAACAAGCTCAGCTAGGTCAAGGTTGAACGCGGTCAGTCCAGTCGTGCTCATTTTTACGCTCTCGTTTTACCACGAACACAGCACCCGTCCGCGCGTTGGGACGCAGATCGTACCTTACCCCCTTTTTTCATGGTCGGGGCGTACGCGCCGGATGCTGCCAGCTTATTTTTTTGCTGCTCGGTATAGCCTTCCGGAGAACTAACACCGAACAACGTCCCCGCACCAAAACCTTTAGACGGGTCGGACGTAGCTACTTTGAACGCCGCTTTATCGGGGTCACTAGTCCATAGCGCGCTCATTTTTTATTCATACCCTTCAGCGTCTGCGCCAATCTGGCGCGTTGGCCCATTTTACCGGGAGCCTTAGCGGCTTTAGCCAGAGTTTTAGCGGGAATAGGCTTATCGCCTTTAACACCTAAGGACGCACGCAAGGCACCGGGCTTCTTAATCGCCCCAGCAATCCAGCTCTTAGCTGCCTTACCTCCGGTTTTATACATCTGCACTTCGTTTGGGTCGTCGGTTCGCTGAACAGTTTTAGCCGTTGGCATTTTCGACGACCTGATATCTCCCATGCCCCGGCTCGGTCTCATACCATCCGACCTTTCGTTTTGCCACGAACACAGCACCCGTCAGCCCGCTTAGACGCGGTACCACCAGAGGCCATTTTCTTCACCTTACCGCCACGTTTTTTACCCGTACCAGAGTTGAGAATTCCGCTATCGACTTCTGCGGTTCCGATATTGTCCGGAATCGGCGGATAGTTATCAGCGGTAGACGTAGCTTGCGGAGCAGAACGCGTAGTAGCAGCGCGCGTAGGAGCAGCGCGCGTAGGCACAGGACGCGAAGGAAAATACTCTCTATATTTATCCGCAAGTGAGTCCATAACCATGCCAACGCCCTTAACACCACGTTTAATCTGGTGCGTAACTGGGTCGTCCGTTGGGCCGTTCAGCTGAATATCTTTGAATTTATCAGACGCCATGATTACTTGCCTTTCTTGGCAGAGCCACCGCAGGCCAGCAGTTTACCGCGCGTTTTACCGCGCTGTGCAATACCATCGGCGCGGGCAGAAGCCGAACCGCCTTTTTTCATACCCATAGGCTCAGCAGCCATCTCTTTACGCTCAGCGGCCATCATGCCTTTCGGAGCCTTGTTCTTCTTCATAAACGCCATTTCAGCTTTGTCTTCTTTATCTTTCTTCATAGCGGAACCGCCTTTCTTCAAATTAGCAAGGTCAGTACCTTTACTGCCCTTGTGTTCTTGGGAATCGTGCATCTTGAAGGCGCGCTTGATTAGCTTTTTATCTTCGGCTAAATCATCATGCTTGACCATACCGCCTCCTTTTTTTCCTTCATAGGAATTAAGGTTGATATTAGGAACGCTCTTTTGGTAACCAAGCTCGCTGCCCCGTTTGGTTTCCTGCTTATTGATCATTCCCGCGCCGCCGCGCGTAATCTTTGGCGACCCGCCCATACCAAACTTCTTAGGTTTATCCGCTTTTGCAAACTCTTGGCCTACCGACTGCGGAATACCAACCTTCTTGGCAAAATCTGGGCTGTGCGCTACGGCCATCATCATGTCATGCTGCTTTTTGCTTGAGCTTGGCATCACGGCTTCCAATGCAGAACAAACTGCGCGTAGGCCCAACCCAATGCGGAAATGAGCAACGCGCTCATCAGGCCCACAAATGTTTTCTCAATTACAGCCCTGCGAAATTCAGCACGGTCTGCTTCAGCTCTGATAGCTAGGCGCACCCACTTAATCTCTTCATCCGTAAGAGGGTGTTCTTCCACAACTTCAGTTACGACTTCTCTAAACAATCGCAGGAGTTCGTCTTTGCTGATAGTATCCATTTATGCCGCCTTCAGTCCGTAGCGTCGGTTTTAAGGAACTCATTCACCAGCGCATTGCGCGCCATAGTGATGATCGAACACCCGGACATATCCGACAGGAATACGCTGACACCAAGACTAGCAGCCTTGGGCATCAGTTTGCGCCCACTCAAATCGGCACGTTTAGTTTCAGCCATAGAACGCTACAGCGCTTACACCAGCGGCGCAGTTGACTACAGCACTAGTCATGCACAGCACCCCCTCACCGGGGATAGCGATGTGCACCGGGCCAGCCACCGTAGCCGTATAAGTGAATAGCGTTGTTGAGCCGTCCTTAACGTCCACAGTAGCGTTAGCGGTGGTAGCGCTAATCGTCAGCGCGCGAACGCGAGTACGACCGTTATAGATCGTAGTCGCAGTACTGGCTGGGCATGACGCGCCCTTGACGTCGGTTTGCATCGCCATAGCAACCTCCTAACTATTAGGCAGAAGCGGGAGCTTGAGCGCCGTCAGAGTTGTGGACCGCGTACACGATAGTGTACTGAACGGTGCCAGCCGTAACCGAAGCCACAGTAGGAGTCATGGTTGCCGTAACCAGCACGTCGGTAGCGCCGATACCAGCACCGTTAGGAGCGGCAGTAGTAGCAGCCCCAGCCCAGTTAGCCAGCTTGCTAGCCGCACCGGAAGTAGACTCGTCGTTGGAGTACCGCTGTTGAACCGTAACGTCCGTAGTAGCCCAATACAGATCGGCGGTGGTGCCGTTACCAATAGTCAGGTTAGCTGCGGTAGAGCCAGTAAACGCAACCAGAGTGTCAATCATAACTTCAATAATCTGAGCACCGGCTGGAAGCGTAGCGATGACGTTAGCGGTACCAGCAGTAGTAGTGCCGGTATAGTCTTTTTTAAACGTCTGGGAAACAATAGTGCAACCCATGTTGCTAACAGTACCAGCAGTGGTTCCGGTCGTTTCTTTAACAGTACCCAAACGCCACGGACCGAGATGAGAGGCAAAGCCCATTTTGAACTCCTATGCACATGAAGCCCATCAGTCTGTGCAGCGTCAGCCGGGTCTGTCTGCTGGGCCGTTAAAAATCCCGGTGTTGAGGCTGTTATACTATTAGTGGTGTTGCTTGTCAACCGATTATTAAAAAAGAAGCCACCCCCGTAGGGGTGGCCGTGGTTAAAGCCTACGCAGCTAAAACCGATTAGGACGCGCCGGGAGAACCAAACATGCCGAGCGGATCGCTGAAGCCAAAGCTGTAACGCTCACGGGCTTTATAACGAACGTTGCCGGTATCAAAGTCTCCATCCATTGATTGCGCCAGCGGAGTACGAACGAAATGCTTCATACCGTTAGGCACATCGGTGGTCAGGTACCAAGCGTTGTTGTCAGTCAGGAAGTGGTTGATCTTGAAGCCTTCCGGAATCGAACCGTTATTCTTGATAGCGTTGATATCGTTATCAGTGGTGCCGACGCGCAGTTCGGTTTCCAGCAGGCGGGTAGCAACGAATTGCAGCGACGGAGGAACGATCAGCTTTTTCGGTTTAGCGGCGATCAGCAGGCTACGTTCGTCAGTCCACAGCGAGATTTGAATAACTGCTGCTTCCAGCGAGGTTTCATTCAAGTCAGCCGCAGTTGCCGGCGTGTTGCTGTTGGTGCCACCAGAGACCAGCGGATGGTTAGTTGCGAACAGGGATTTACCATCACCACCGACATAACCGGCAGTGAAACCGTTGTTCAGAACAGCAGCCGCTTTAACCTGCTTGGTGTAGGCCATAGCACGAGCCAGAGCTTTGGTGTAACGAGCAGACAGGCTGTCGTACAGGTTGTCTTCGATGGCCTCTTCGGTCAGCGAAAAACCCAGAGCGATGGTTTCGTGGTTATAGCGAGCAGTCCAAGCTTCCTGACCGTTGTCGTACGCGATCGCAGTACCTTCGTTCTTGACCGGTGCGGCAGAGAAGCCAGACAGTTTGGTTTCTTCTTCAAAGCTACGTTCCGAAGTTTCGGTTTCGTAGATTTCTTTGTGCTCTTCGCCATAACGAGCATACTCCAGACCGAACAAAGCGTTCAGGCCGGGCAGAAGTTCTTTAAGTAGTTGTGCGCGGGAAATAGCCATGATTTAGCTCCTATTAGACGCTAGCCGCGCCAGTCGGGTTGAGGTACGAATGTCCGCCGTTATAAGCCACGACGTTCGGGGTACCTTCAGTCAAGGTGATGTAAGGGGTGTTCCACTTAACGATCACTTCGCTGTAGTTACCACTCGAATCAACGGATTCGGGCACACCAGCCACGACACGTACCGGCAGGGTAAAGACGGTGTTAGAACCGGAATCATACACACCGATATTCGAGTTACCCGAAATAGTGGTGTTAGACGACGGCTGCGAAATAGCCAAGTTATCACCAACAACCAGATTCGAGATCGGGGTAATGGTAGTGGAAGTACCGCCGCCAGTAACCGCTACTTGGAACAGCTGATCGGGATCATCAGCGATATACGCAATGATATCCGAAGCGACGACGCTGCCGGGGTAGTAGTTAGAGAACAGCTTTTGGCTGGTACCCGGATTGGTGTACGAACAGCCGAGGAATACGCCGACAACACCCGTAGCCGAAACAGTAGTAGTACCCGTTTCTTTAACGATAACGCCGCTAGACAGACGGACGATATCGCCGTTGTAAATAGCGCCGGAGGTATTGCTTGCAATAGGAAGTTCACGAGTTTGACCCGCGAACACCTGACCACCGATCAAATTGACCGGCTTAAGCCCGTAAGGGGCATTTACAGTAGGATAAGCCATTTATAAGCTCCTGAATTTAATTGCCATTACCAAAGGTCGTCGAGGATTTCCGCTCATTAAAGAGGGGCATACGCGGGTCGCTTTGGCGCATAAGGTTATTGTCTACAGCTTCGGTCTGAGATTGCGTCTGCTTAGCGTAGTAATCATTACGCTGCTTAACAAATTCTTCCGGAGTCTTGCAGAGCAAGAGACCACCAATTTCGATATTGTCCTTAAACCGAGAATTAGGGTCGATCAGCAGTTGAAACTTGGGCTGTTCTTCGACGCGAACCGGTTCCCAGCCTTCACGGAGTTTAGCCGAGAGGTTACGCGGGTCTGCCTGATTAAGCGAAGCCACACGAATCCAACGATACGCATAGCCGGGTTGCCTGTCAGGCTCCGGTAAAAGTTCAGGTTGCTGCCACTGCTTGGGGCGCTCCTGAAGATCACGCGTTTCTAGGCTACGGTCGCGGGTTACTCGTTGTTCAGCCATGATTATTCTCCAATTTCAAAAGTTCACGTACATACTGTTCCGGGGTCAGATTGAGCTTTTTGATAGTCGCCACTTGCGACTGAGTAAGCCTTATACGCTTGGGAGCCGTCGTCCGCGTTGCGGGTGCTACTACAGTTGCCGGTCTAGTGCGCGGCATGTCGGCCCGCGTTCTATCCTCATGCTCTACCTCCCCGTTGCTGTCCGCAAACCGATCGGGGAAACGTTTACGCATAGTTTTGTCCAACTTAGCGTAGTACTCCTCAGAACCAATATCGACGCCATCGTCTCTCAACTCGTCGTGAATGGCTAGCGCGTATGCAGTCATTCCTTTGTTCTGCCCGAACCAAGAATTTTCATCCTGCCAGCGCATTGCCCGATCATCTGGTCTAGGTACGCGCGGCTGTTGGTACTGAGGCTGTACTTGTGGTTGCTGTTGTACCTCAAAATTTTCTTTGTGTAAAGAGTTAGCGCTAAAAGCCTTAACTTTTTCTAAGTCAAGCTGCGCTTTCATCATATCTTCTTGCGCCTCTGCCATCCGTGCAGAGTCACCGGTTTCGTACGCTTGTTTATACGCGCGCTTAGCTTCTTTAAGGATAGCTTTAGCCGCTGCTTTTTTAGCATCAATGTATTCATCGGTGCCTTTAGCCAGCATTTGACGGGTGTGATTATATTGCCCGTAAACTTGCTGAAGCACTTCAATAGCCGCTTGGCGCTCACGCTCCGCAGCCTCTTTAGCGCGGCGCTCGTCATGCCAGACCCGCTTCATCCGAATGAGTTTGTCTTTAGCATCTTTGCTGTATTTATCAAGGTCATCTACCTCAATTTCCAGCTGCTTAACTTTCTCAGGATCAGAAGGACTACGCCCACGGTCTTCTTCTGGCGTATCGTCTTCAATATCAATCTCGAAATCGGGTACCTCGGCCTGAACAGCGCCGCCATCTTCCATCTCGTCTGGGAATTTGAAACCTTCAGTCTGCATATTAGCCATGTCCGCCTCCATTAAATAAACTTACGCTTGATGCCACGAGGGTCAGCAACAACTGCTTCTACACTATCCTCGTTGATAATTCGGAATTCACGACCGTGAATTACCAAACGCGTACCGGCATTGGGCCGCACTAGAACGAAATCGCCAGTTTTACACCACGGTCCAGTTGGATACCTAGTCTCGTCCTTGTAACAGTCAGGACCAAGGTCAACGACGAACAAAACAGTAGACAAAATCTCGTCAATACGGATTGTTTCATCCGCTTTAGCAAGGCCGCTGTCAAACTCTTTATCCGCTTCTGGAATCGCGCACAAAATGCGGTATCCAGACGGTTTTGGGAGCTGTTTTGCCCGTTCTTCAACGGTTTTAGTCATCAAAAGCGACAAATCTACTGCTTTACTAAGGTCTAAATCACTCACTGTCGGAGTCCTCTAAACGTTTTTTAAGGTCTGTAACGATTAAACATGCGGCCTCAAGACCTCGAATTTGACCACATGCGTACTTATACTCGTCAAAACTTGTGACTTTCCCACCCGAAACTGCGTGCGTAAGCATCCGGATACGGTCCTCACATTCCTTAACGACGTATTCAAGCTCTGTCATTTATTACCTTTCGGTTGTTTATTCGCCAAATCGCGCTGATGTCGCAGCGTTTCTTGGTGTTTGGCATGGTCGTGCTGGTTGTTACGTGTTTGTGTTACTCGGTCGTGCTCATGTTGAGCCAAAGTCTGGATAGCATCCATCTGGCGTGCGCTCTTGTCCTGCGCCCGTTGCCGATCCAAGTTAGCCAGCGTCGTTGCCGCCTGAAGTCGGTTCCTATCTGTAGAATCCGTATGGTCCGCCTTGAGCTGAGCTACGGTTTTAAGCGCGTCTACGTTAATCTGCCGGTTGGCTTGCTGAGCTTGCTGTGCGATGCGTTGCTGCTCGATCTGTAGCCGCTGCTGGTTAATAGCCATATCCGCCTGATCTTTCTGAGCCTTGCGCTGCTGTTCCTGCGCCTTGAGCTGAAGCTCTTGCTGCTGCATCTGGATAAGCGGGTCTTGAGCCTGTTGCTGAGCCTGCTGCTGCGCCATCTGGCCTTGGTTCTGCATAAGCAAGCGCTGCGCTGCCATCGAGAGCATCGGAGCCAGTCTAGCTTCGACATCCGGGTCAATATGCAGGTCATCGCCAGCGTCGTCTGTCTGCGGGGGCAGGTTAAAGCCAAGCTGTTGCTCGATCTGAACCCGGTACGCAAAGCCCAAATGCTCGTTGATATGTGCCATCATGGCCGCCTGAAGCTGCTGGGCCATCGGGTTATTCTGGAGCAACTGCATAATCTTCGGGTCTTGCATAGCCGACATATGTACGGTGATATGCGCTTGGTGATCTTGGTACGCAAACGCTTTGACCGGCTTCATCATTAGAATACTCTGATTCTCGGTAACGGGATCAGATGGTTTCTGATC